GTGAAGCACAACTGTTTGTTCAAGGCGCTCCAACAGCCATAGCTGCTGCCGCAACAATGACGGCTGCTCAACTGGCAAATGGTTTGTTTGTATTTGACGGCGCTGCTGGCAATTTAACTTTGCCAACCGTAGCTTTGCTTGAAGCAGACATTTCTAGCGCTTCTAAAGTAAACGCTGCGTTTGACTTTTTTGTCGTCAACATTGACGGCGGCAGTGACGACGTAACAGTGGCTGTTGGCACTGGTTGGACGGCTGTAGGCACTATGCAAGTTGACAACGCCACTTCGGGCCACTTCCGTGCCCGTAAAACTGGCGATGGCTCTTGGACTGTGTACCGCATTAGCTAAACCTAAATGGGGGCTTCGGCCCTCATTTTTAAAGGGAAAATTATGGCAAATACAAAACCTGTTGGCGTTGCATACGAAGATCCGTACTTGGACGGCGCGGTTATCAACAACTCGACTATTACTGGTACGGTAACGTCTACTGCGGTGTCTAACATTGCCGTAACAAATGCCACTACCGGAAGTAGCGATGCTGCCGCATCTACCACTACGCTTACCCTTACGGGTGTTGGTGGTGTGGGTTGGGCAAGCAAATCAGCATTAGCAGCAAATGTCGCGTTGGGCGCATACGCTAATGGTCTGTATGGCTACCTAGCATTCGGCGCAAGTGGCCGAGTAACTGGGTTGGCTTCAGGTACTGTTGGCGAAGTTGTTTTATCCGCTGGTTGTACACAAGGTACTTACGCTGCGTTTGAAGCTGAGATCGGTATGCCTAGCGGCGCTGCGACCGGCACAAACACATCGTTCTTTTACTTGAGTACCTATGGCGCTGATAAAGCAACATTTGACACAAACGGTACTTTGTTCAATCTGGCTGGCGTGGCTAAAGGTTCGGGTAAGTTCCTTCAAGACACAACATCAGGTTCTACAGCGCGACCAGTTCAAGCAATTAAAGTAGTTACACCGGACGGCATTCGTTATTTGCCGTTGTACTCTACTGTTGCTATTGCTGCCTAAAGATGATCACTCGTGACGTAATAATGGAACGAGTGCAAAGTCTGCAAAAACAAGCCGAGCGTTTGCGTTCCGATCTGGACGCAACGCTTGGTGCGTTACAAGATTGCGGATATTGGCTTGAACAGTTAAAACAACAGGAAAACATCAATGCCAGTGATTTATCTCAACCATCCTGATCATGGATGCAAAGTTGCCACAATGGAACTTGAAGCTGAGTACGACGAAAAAAACGGCTGGACACGCTACAATCCAGACACGCCTTTAGAACCTGAAGCGGCTCCCGTAAACGTGCTGGAAGTTAAACGCAAATATACACGCAAGGTAGCAACCGAAGGAATTTAAGCATGGCTACGTACACCGCTGGCGAACAAATCAACCGAGCATTGCGCTTGCTAGGTGTACTGGCTGAAGGTGAGACACCTTCAGCAGACATGTCAAATGACGCGCTGACTGCGCTCGATCAAATGATCGATTCGTGGAACACTGAACGACTGTCAGTGTTTGCCACGCAAGACCAAATATTTACTTGGCCCGCCGGCGAGATTACACGCACTCTTGGCCCGACAGGTAACTTTGTGGGTCTGCGCCCCGTGCTGCTTGATGACGCAACGTATTACCGTGACCCCGGCACAAACGTGTCGTTCGGCATCAAGTTCATCAACCAGCAGCAATACGACGGCATCGCGGTCAAAACCGTGACCTCGACGTACCCGCAAGTTATTTTTGTCAACAACACCTACCCTAACTTTACGATGACGGTCTATCCAAGGCCCACACGGGACTTGGAGTGGCACTTCATTTCGGTTGAAAAAATAAACCAGCCGGCTACGTTGGCAACGCAGATGCTGTTTCCACCGGGCTATCTGCGGGCGTTCACCTACAACTTGGCGATGGAAATTGCGCCGGAGTTTGGCGTCGAGCCAAGCCCTCAAGTGCAGCGTATTGCTATGACCAGCAAACGCAACCTGAAGCGCATCAACAATCCTGACGACATCATGTCGCTCCCGTACGCGCTTGTCGCCACACGCCAGCGCTTCAACGTCTACGCCGGTAACTACTGATGAAAACACCGATTCTGGGCGGCACTTATGTTGCGCGGTCGGTAAATGCTGCCGACGCGCGGATGGTCAACCTGTTCCCCGAGGCCATACCCGATGGCGGTAAAGAGCCGGGGTTTCTAAGCCGCGCGCCCGGCCTAAAACTTCTTGCAAACATGGGCGATGGCCCCATACGCGGGCTATGGCAGTTTGGTGAGTACGGCTACGCCGTGTCTGGCGAAACGCTATACAAAATTGATTCAATTTGGCGTGTTACGGCAATTGGCACGGTAGCTGGGTCAACTGGCCCCGTCAGCATGGTGGACAACGGCACGCAGCTATTCATCGCTTGCAATGGCCCTAGTTTTATCTACAACAGCTTGACGTTGGCGTTCGCGCAAATTACTGACCCTGATTTTCCCGGCGCAGTTACGGTAGGCTACATCAACGGCTACTTTGTGTTCAACGAGCCTAACAGCCAGCGGATATGGATCACAAGCCTGCTTGACGGCGAATCCATAGACCCACTGGACTTTGCAAGCGCTGAAGGCTCTCCAGACGGCGTGGTGTCGCTCATTGTTGACCACCGCGAGATATGGCTGTTTGGAACCAATTCAGTTGAGGTCTGGTACGACGCCGGCACATCGCCGTTTCCGTTGGCGCCCGTTCAAGGCGCGTTTAACGAGGTGGGCTGTATTGCGGCCTTCTCAGTAGCCAAGCTAGACAACGGCATTTTTTGGCTGGGCGCCGACGCGCGCGGCAAGGGTATTGTCTACCGCGCCAATGGTTACACGGCCCAGCGCGTATCTACGCATGCTGTAGAGTGGCAAATCCAACAATACGGAAACCTTTCGGATGCCATTGCTTACACATACCAACAAGACGGCCACGCCTTTTACGTTTTAATTTTTCCGTCGGCCAACACTACATGGGTGTTTGACGTTGCCACTTCGTTGTGGCATGAGCGCGCTGCGTTTATCAATGGCTCATTTACCCGCCATCGTTCAAATTGCCAGATGGCGTTTAGCAATGAGATTGTTGTGGGCGACCATGAGCTAGGAAACATCTACGCGTTTGACTTAGATGTGTTTTCAGATGCTGGCGCAGCGCAAAAGTGGCTCAGGTCATGGAGAGCGTTGCCTACGGGGGCTAACGATCTTAAACGTAGCGCCCACCATTCACTTCAACTTGACGCTGAAACCGGCGCGGTCGATGATAGTTTTGCTACACCTGTTGTAATCATTGACGTTTCAGTCCCAAATGAAGATTTATTAGCCGAAAACGGCGATTTTCTTGTGTGGGAATATCTTGACCCACCTACAAACGATGTAATTTTAACTGAGAGTGGCGAATTATTAGTTCAAGAAGATGGCGGTCAACTTGTACTGGTATTTGATAACGCAATTGGCGGTAAATTGTTAATTGAACAAAGTCAAGCAACTTCAACAGCAATTGATCCGCAAGTTATGCTGCGCTGGTCTGACGATGGTGGTCACACATGGAGCAATGAACACTGGCGGTCAATGGGTTTGGTTGGGCAATGGGGCCGCCGTGTGATTTGGCGTCGATTGGGCATGACTTTAAAATTGCGTGATCGCGTATATGAGGTGTCAGGAACTGACCCCATAAAAATTGCAATCATGGGTGCTGAACTTACCGCAAGCCCGACAAATGCCTAACATTACCAAAATCCCCGCGCCTCGCGTCCCGTTACTTGACGAGCGTACCGGGTTAATTTCGCGCGAATGGTTTCGTTTTTTAAACAACATTTATGTAATCACAGGCGGCGAAACGCAAGGTGTCGCGCAAATAGCTAATGGTGGAACCGGCGCGGATAACGCGGCACAGGCGCGAACAAATTTGGGCGCGGGCACAGTCAGCAGGGTAATTGCTACAGGTTCCACTAGCGGTTTGACGTTAACCGGTGACATCACTACCACGGGCACAATTACCCTTGGGGGTACTGTTGTTGTCAATTCTGGTGACCTTGTGGGAACTATTGACATTAACACCCAGACCACTGGTGACTTAGATATTTCATCCCGAACCACGGGCAATTTAGATGTTGCTACCCGAGCGTCAGGCGCGTTGCCTACTGCTAACGGCGGCACAGGCATGGCCGTGACGACTATCGCTACCAAAGTTGCTGACTTTGTGTTGGCCGACAGCGAAGGCTGGGTCATCAACAACAAGTCAGGCTCGACTTGCACGGTCACACTTCCCGCCGCTTCCGCTTGGGGTGGCCGCGCGGTGACGTTTAAAAACTTGCAAGCACAGACGCTTGTGTCAGCATCTAGCAATGTTGCGCCTATTGGCAGCGCCACGCCGGGCACAGCAATCCTTGCCGCCAGCGTAGGCGCATGGGCCACTGTCGTATCTGACGGCACAAACTGGGTGGTGATGGCATCATGATTACAGTAACATACGGTAAAGGGTTCGGGCTGACAGCGGCTGAAAAAGTTAACGCGCTTCAGAACGAACTTCTAAAAATGCCGCAAGCTGACATCACTACGACGCACACGTTTCTGTCCGGCGTGTACGAGCGCGCAATTACAATCCCTGCATGGACTGTGTTGACGGGCGCCGAACACAAGACCCCGTATCGCGTGCGGTTGGAAAAGGGCACAATTGCGGTAAACACGGATGACGGCGTTAAGGTTCTCACAGCACCTTGTGAATTTGACGCCAATGCGGGGATGCAACGCGCTGGCCGCGTTTACGATCAAGAAGTAGTCTGGGTGGACGTTTACGACAATCCTGACAACTGCACTGACCTTGCGGTTCTTGAAGACCGGCTGTATGCTGTCCCTGAGTGCGGATTGGCCGATAGCAGAACAGACGCGCAAAAAGCACGAATTGACTACGGGTTATTTTTGCACCAGTTGGGCATAACAGACGCCGACGTATCCAAGATAGCGCAAATTGAATCAGACCTAATTGATATGCCGGACGGGTTTTTTGTGGAACTCAAGCCATCAGGCATCCACGGTCTTGGACTTTTTGCAACAAAAGATTTTGACGCCGGCCAGACTGTTTGTCCCGGCAGACTTGATGGAAAGCGTACCCCCGGTGGAAGATTCATCAATCACTCCCAAAGCGGTAACATCCAACCAGAATTAGTTGGGGATAACATATTTGCCGTTGCTTCGCGTAAAATCAACGCAGGCGATGAATTGTTAGTTGACTACAGAGCATCAATGAGAGTCAATTTTGGCTTTACGATGCAAGGAGAACTATTATGAGTGGATGGGTAGCTGGTGCAGTAATAGTTGGAAATTTAATTAGCGCGGAAACGGCTGCTGAAGGAGCTAGAGACGCTGCAAACACGCAAGCCGGCGCCGCAGAAAAATCGGGCGCGGTGTCTTTGCAAATTGCTGACAAGCAAATTATTGCTAATAAAGACGCGCTGCAAAAGCAACTTGATGCTGATAACCGCGCGCTTGAATTTCAACTTGTCGCACAAGACATTGCGCTTAAAAAGACTCTTGAGGCGCAAAAACAGGCTTCGGATACAGGCAATAGCCTTGCCATGTATACCCTTGATCGACAACTTCAGGCGCAAAAAACCGCGCTTGATCAAACCCTTGCCGCGCAAAAAGACGCGTTTGACAAGCAAATTGCAAATCTAAGCTCGTACAAAGAAGCTGGCGAAACCGGTCAAACCCGTTTGTTGGAATTGTTGGGCTTGGGCGGCGACAAAAAAGCGCCGGGGTATGGCTCTGCCACCACTGCGTTCAAACTTGAAGGGTTTGATCCTAAAACGCTGTTTAATGAGTTTGTCAATAACGAAAAAATAGCGGCAGACCCCGGCTACAAATTTCGATTAGAGGAAGGTCAAAAAGCTATTGAGCGTTCGACTGCGGCTAGGGGCGGCTTGCAGTCCGGTGCCGCGCTTAAAGCGGCTGCTGAGTACGGGCAGGCTATGGGTTCGCAAGAATACCAAAACGCGTTTAACCGTTCGCAAGCCAATAAAGCCTTTCAAGCGCAAGAGTACGGCAACGCATTTAACCGCTTCACTACGGAGCGCGGAAATCAGTTAGGCGCATTGCAGTCGTTGCAAGGGGTGGGCCAAGCTGCTGCTGCGGGGCAGGCTGCTGCTGCTGGCGCCTTGGGTGCTGGCGGCGCGCAGGCGGCGCAATCGTATGGCGCAGGCGCAAGCGCGGCGGCTGGCGGCTATGGCGCGGCAACAGGTAATATCGCCGCAAACTTAGGCGCAGGGCAATCCGCTGCGTATGGCAATTACGGCAGCGCTGCATCAAACGCGATGGGCGCGTCTAACGCCGCACGTCAAAGTGCTTACGGTAGCTACGGCAGCAACTTGACCAACATCTACGGCCAGCAAGGTGCCGGTCAGATCAACGCAATTACTGGCGCGGCCAACGCAAGGGCAGCAGGGCAAATTGGCGCGGCAAACGCTTATTCGCAAGGCATAAGTAGCTCAATCGGCGCTGGTGTCGGCGCGTACAACGCTTACAACCAGAATCAGTTGATGAGCAAATATCTTTCGCGATAGGACTTAAAAATGCCACTCGATACCAATATTCCCCTTCAGGCTAGATTTGCGCCGATCAACTACGAGATTCCGCAGCCCATCAACACAATGATGAGCATGATGAAGATCAAACAGGCGGGCCAAGAAAATGCGTTGGCCGCGCAAAAAATGGAAGAATACGGGCGCCAACGTACCGAAGAACAAGACTTCCGTAATTACTTGGCTACAGAGCAAGATCCAACTAGCCCAGCTTCGCGGCAAAATTTATTGCGGTACGGTAAAACGGGCGCTGCTTTTAGCGAGGCTTTAGGCAAGCAAGAAACAGAAAAGTTGACGCAACAGAAAACTAAATTTGACATTCAAAAAGCAAGAAAAGATTTTATTGCACAAGCACAGCGCGACATAAGTGGCAATCCTTCTGACGCTCAACTTATAGCGTATGCCGAAGACTTAGCGGCTAATCCGCTGTTTACCGAAGTCGAAAAAAATCAAATGAAAGCGGCGACCGACCGAATTTTGGCTATGCCGGTCAACGAGCGCGGCCCGTTTCTGGCTAGCCAAGGCGCAAGCCCAGAAGCGTTGAAGCCGTCAAATTTACAAGTCAATCAAGGCGGCCAAACACAAGTGTTGCGAATGCCTGCGTTTGGCGGCGCGCCTACATCGGCCGGCACCTTTGCCGACGTTCCGTTGCCTGCAAATGTTGAGGCGCAAAAAATTCGGATGAGCGCTGCCAGCCGCCCGGTTACTAATGTTAATCTTCCCGCGCAAGAAAAAGCCTTTGAAGGTGAACTGGGTAAAGGCCAAGCGAAACGAATTATCGATAGCCAAGTTGCCGCGCAAGACGCCGCGTCGATCATTGACACGGTTAAAACCGGTCGCAACATCATGAAGTCGGGCATGATTGCTGGTGCAGGCGCTGATTTCTTGGTTAACCTAAATCAAGGTCTTAAAACAGCCGGTATTGACGCGGGCTTTGCAGATGCTGCCGCCAACTCACAAGCGTTTGCGGCTAACATGGCGGCTAACGTAGGCAAGCTAATTAAACAGTTCGGTGCGGGCACCGGCTTGTCTGATACTGACTTAAAGTTTGCCAAAGACATGGCCGGCGGGCGCGTTACGTTGGACGCTAAAGCAATCAATAAAATCCTTGACATTAACGAAAGGGCGGCGCGTAACACCATTACGCGGCACAACAAGGATGTCAAAGGCATCAAGACTAACATCCCGCTTGAAGTTGAAATGCCTTCAGCGGACGCGGCGCCAGCAGCAGCGCCCGTATCCGCGCCTCCAACGGCTATTAATTACCTTCGCGCCAACCCCGGCATGAAAGGCGCGTTTGACGCAAAATATGGTGCTGGTGCAGCAGACCGCGCTTTGAAAGGTCAGTAATGGCAACCAACCCGTTTGATCAATTTGACGCCCCTGCCGGTAATCCGTTTGATCAATTTGACGCGGCGCCTGCGGTGTCTAGCGGTGTCCCCGGCGCGCGCCGGAGCTATGGTGCGATGGAAGTGCCGGGCGAGGCCATATCAAATCTTCCTGCCAGCGCCAAACGGTTTGCCGGCGGGCTGTACGAGGCCGTCACAAGCCCCGTGCAAACCTTGAAAGCCGCCGCCGATGTGGCAGCGGGCGCGCTACAAAACGTGTTGCCTGAAAAAGTGACTGCTTTCATCAACCAATTTGACGGCAATCCTGAAGCGTCAAAGCGCGCCGTTGAGATGGCAAACGCTGTTGGCGGTCTGTACAAAGAGCGCTATGGGACATACGAAGGCGTAAAGCGCACACTGGCTGAAGACCCCGTAGGCGCGGCGGCTGACTTGTCCACGCTGCTGACCGGCGGCGCGGCGGCTACCGCCCGTGTTGCGCCCAGCGTGTCTTCAGCGCTAAAAACCGCCGCTGTCGCTACCAATCCATTAAGCGTGGTCACTAAGCCGGCGCAAGCCGTGCTGGCCGCAAAAGAAAAAATCTTGCCAAGCGCCATTCTTAAAGAAAAAGAAATGAACGCTGTGCGGGACGCTACGCTGCGCGCCGCGCAGGGTGAAGGCTATGTAGCAACGCCCGGCAGCGTGTCGCCCACGGGGGCGAATGTTTTGTCCGAACGCATGGCGGGAAAAACGCATCTGGAACAGTTGGCGTCAGTGCAGAACCAGATCGTCACCGACAAGCTGGCGCGGCGTGCGGTAGGGATTGCTGACACAGCGCCGCTTACGTCGGATGCCATGAAAAGCATTCGCAAGGCTGAGTACACAAAAGGCTACGAGCCGATCAAAAACTTAGGGCCAATCAAAACTGACGGCGCGTATCTTGACGACTTGGTTAATCTTGAGGCAACGTACACCGGCCCCGGCGGCTCTTTTCCCGGCGCCATACCTGAAACGGTGTCTAACTTGGTAAAAATATTTACCACGGATAAATTTGACGCCAAAGACGCGGTTAAGGTTACGCAAACTTTGCGCGAACAAGCCAAGAGCAATTTTTTTAAAGGCGACAACGATCTAGCCAAAGCACAGATTGGAATTTCCAACGCGCTTGAAAATCAGATCGAGCGCACACTTACCGCCACGCAACGCCCCGATGCAGCAAAATTGCTAGAGCAGTTCCGCTTGTCGCGTCAGCGCATGGCGGTCAGCCACACAATCGAAGACGCCATCAAAGAAGGCTCCGGAACCGTGATAGCGTCAAAATTGGCTAAGGACATTCAGTCGGGCAAATATGTGTCTGGCGATGTTAAAACCATAGCTGAATTTGCCAACGTGTTCCCCCGCGTAATGCAAACGCCCAGCCAAATTGGAACGCCAAGCGCGGGCACCGTGCTAGGCCGTAGTTTAAGCGGCGGTGCGGGCGCGGCGGCGGGGTTTGCTATGGGTGGCCCCACGGGCGCGGGTATCGGCGGCGCAGTAGGCGCAATTGCCCCTGAAATGATGTCGGCGGGGATGCGGAATTACTTGCTGTCGCCCGTAGGCCAGCGCAATCTGATTCCAAACTATTCTCCAATGGCTTCGCGGTTAACCAGCGACGAGGCGGCGCGCAACGCTTTGATGATGCAACGCACTCAAGAAGCCACCGGCCCGTATCGGATTCAGCTTAACAACATGGCCCCCGGACGACCATGATGGACTACCAAGTCTTGTTTAACGGCGCCATTGTTGTGGCGTCTTTTTTTGGCGGGTGGACGCTGAACTCCATCACCAACTCGTTGACGCGCTTGGACACGGACGTGCGGGCGATGCCCACCACCTACGTGGCCCGCAACGACTACCGTGAAGACACCCGCGAAATCAAAGACATGCTGGCTAAAATTTTTGACAGGCTAGAAGCCAAGGCCGATAAGTGATTGACCTGACCAAAGCCATCGGAGCAGTCGCCGCCAGTGTTGCCGCACTGGGGGGCAGTTACACGCTTGCCGATAAGTTTGGTTGGTTTGACAGGGCCATCATTGAATGGTCGCCAGAAAATTTTAAAATCGTGGCAGAGGCTGGACAGCCCATCAACGTCACGGTTGCAAGAATAAAAAAACGGGATGACTGCTCTGTCGAAAGTTTTACGCCGAACATTCGTGACGCGGCAGGCATGGTGCATGAGGCGACCACCACCGCAAGCAAGTTTAGCGGCCCCGCCGGCCCAGACATTGACACGTTTACCTACCAGTTGACGATGGTGCGGAAAGAAAAGATCGCGCCCGGCAAAGCGACTTTGCTGGCGACCATCAAATACAAATGCCCAGAGGGCGAACGTATCGTGCAGTACCCTCGCCATGCAAATTTAAGTTTTGAATTGAAGTGAGTCAACAAGTTGTACCGGTGTAGAAATGATCGATCCGCTAACAGCCCTTGCCGGCATACAGGCAGCAGTCGCGCTGATCAAAAAGGTCAGCAAGACCGTCGATGACGTTTCCTCCCTTGGCCCCGTACTTGGAAAGTACTTTGATGCCAAGTCCACGGCCACCAAGGCCGTTGTTGAAGCCAAGAAGTCCAAGTCCAGCATGGGGACTGCGATCCAGATTGAGATGGCCTTGGATCAGGCCAAGCGGTTTGAAGATGAGTTGCAACTGCTGTTCATGCAGGCCGGCAAGATAGATGTCTGGAACAAAATCAAGTCCAGAGCAGCAGCAATGGACGTTGAGGCGGCGCATGATGCTAGGCGCGCAAAAGAAATAGCTGCGCGGCGTAAAAAAGAGATTGATGAAGTCATTGAGATTGTGCTGGTGACGCTTGTTTTGCTT